GTGTCGATAACATGCTAGCATGTTATCGACACTACACTACTCCTATGCACAAACTAGTTCCCCACTCCTGACAATTTCCCACCTGTCACGATGGATAGAATCTTTAAGGTTGAGTTTGCCCTTGCCCCCTTGACATACGGTTGTAATAGTTGTAAGATGGTAACAAGGAACGCAAATAGAAACACCCCGCCAGTGCTGTAACACTGACAGGGCAACGTCAAAACCTCCTGCTAAGAAAGGTATCCGACAATGACAAGTGTAGCACAGCCCGCCAAGGAAAACAATGGTATCCACGTAGGCAAAGACGAGGCCGGTGGAGTGAATAACATCTATGCTTTGATTGCACAGGCCAGTGATGAGGAACGCGCCGAGGGCATGGCATGGTACACCAACGCACACAACGACGTTGTGAAACTGGCAGAGATTACCGGGCGCGACTTGTGGACTGTCTGCCAAGTGCTTAGTGTCATCTCACCACAGCGACGATGGGAACAAAACGTCCACGATTGCCAACGCGCGATAGAGGCGCACGCGTTACCGGTTGACGAGCGGATTCCATACCTGTCCTCGTTTCGGATTGCGGCCCCGGCGGGCTGGAAAGCATTTATCAAAGCCTGGAATATCTTAGATGGCAGTGAAGAATTAGTACGCAAGGGCGCACCAAAGACCTACGATTTTGCGATGACCATCTATCAGCCTAGTACCTACATGCTACCAGTGATTGACAGTCACGCCGGCGCATTGTGGACTGACAAGTATCATCTCGTCGGTGGATGCTTCGACTATAGCCTGGGCCTGTACACCAAGATTGCAAATGATTACGTGCAGGTTTCCGCCAGTATGGGCGTGCTGCCAAGCCAAGCGCAGGCCATCGCGTGGGTAGTACGACGCCGACTGTTAGGTAGTTCACCAAGCAGCATGTAATAGATGCACCTGGGCAAGTGGATAAACTGCCCGGTGTCCTACCGTAATCGCCGGTAGCTGATGAGTCCAGAGCAGGACGAAACACCTAGTCATAACAGGAGCAAGCACACCATGACAAAGCGCAACTTCGAGGCACGAGTAGAGTACACAACGCCAACCGGGTATCATGTCACCGCAATGTGGGCCGACAACTTGAAACAGGCCATAGGTTTATGCAACTGGTACGCTGTTGAGACTGACAAGATGGGCGGTTGGATCAACAAAGCAGAAGCCATTGTCTATGATGAATGGGCAACGCTCCAGCTTAAGACCATCACCGTCATCGACAACACGAAGTAATTCACTGGGGGCCGCGCATCCTACACGCGGGGAGATGACACCATGAAACGCCAGCCTATGAACATGTTCGCCGCAACGAATGAGGATTTACCGCTCTTTAGTGGCGCGTGTGTAGACGTAGAGGTAGCAGAGTTTGCGCCGGTCGAGGTGCAAGAGGAAGTCAAACCGCTGCCTATGTTTGTTACGGAACCGGCAGAATACACCGAGGATGGATTAGATGGCTATTGCATGGGCTGTGCTATCCACATCAACATGGTTGAGCAATGGACGGTTGGCCCCTGCACAAACTACCGCATCGAAGTCGAGCGCGGCTTTCACCTACACAAAGAGTATGCAACGTCGCTTGAGGATGCACACAGCAAAGCGGAACGCATCGCCCACTATCTAGCATGGAAGGATCTATCATGACCACCGAACCAACGACCATCAAAGTATGGACAGCCACACGTCACAAGTTAAAAGTGTTGGCCGCACGTAGCAACATGACCATGATGGATCTGATTGACCAGTTAGCAGACCGAGCCGAACAACTACTAGACCAGGAGACACGCACCATGAACCGCACAGACAACGCATGGACACGCCGAGTCAATGAGCTTCGCCAGATGGTTAGCGACTTGCCCGACGACCCGACCAGTGAAGCAGACGTGCATTACTACATCTCGTCGCCGGACTTCTTCAACACGTCTGACTTTGACGACGATGACAAAGACTTTCTCTTTGCAGAGATGCGACGCCAGTACAATCTACCTGACCCGTACTAGCACCACCACCCACAACCGAATAACAAAGCACAGGCCCGGTGATCGCCGGGCCTTTTGCTATCTACCGTATGTTAGATTGTCCTCGTCGTACTCGTCGCGCAGTACCACAATATCGTTGCCATCCTCGTACACTGTCAGCACCCCGCTTGCATCGAGCAGGATGCGCCTAGCCACCTGCCTACGACAGCGGAACATCTGCACCACATCAGCAGCGCACAATCGACCACGCTCCAACAACGCCAGCGCGACGAGCACGCGCTTCTGACCCGGTGTATACTCCGCTGCCACCATGCTACCCCCTACTCGACCAGCCCCACCACGCGCAACGCAGCTTCTACGCTATTCACAATGGCGACATGACCAGACCAGGCCGCGTGCCATGCTTCCTCGTCTGGTGTTAGCTTCTGCTTCGATGGTGTTTTTCCACCGTCTTTGACTTCTAAAAGGTAGGTCGTCCCATCGTAGCCTACCGCCAGGTCTGGGCAACCCTTCCCCACAGCCGAGAGAATCAGCACGCTGCACCCACACTGGCGCAACGCTTTGACGATCTCAGTTTGGTTGGCGTCTATGCGCTTAGGCATTGTCTTGACTCTCCCGTATGCGTAGTTCCCTGCCCCACAGGTATCCACGCTGATAGGCATAGAGCAGGTGATAGCCAAGCGTGAACCATGCCGGGGTACGGTTTGGATCCGCTTCGTACCCATCGACCGCGCCCCTATCCCACTCGTCACGCAGCCTGTCTAGTTCCGCTTGCACGTGTGCGTTTGGTTTAACTGCCATGCTATCTGCCTAGCTTCCTGCGCTTGCTTTTGCCGCCGCTCCTGCCTACATGGTAGAAGCCACAGTGCGGGCAACGATAGACCGACATCGGCACAGGTTTGGATCTCATGCGCTCGCTCTGCCGCATGATGCTACGCTTGTGTGCCTGGGCATCGTCGCGCGACGCGTGCGCTATCTTCCCGTCGCATTGCGTGAGGGGTGAGGCTAGCCGCGTCATGCTGCCCCCTCCGTATCATGCACCCCGACCACACACCAACGCCGCGAATCATTCTTGTGCTTCTCTTTGTCCATACCATGCACAGCGAACACATCTTTGTGCTTGTTGAGCAGTTCGGAAACATAGGGGCGCGAGCGTCCCACATGATCCGCAATGTGCGCGCCTATCATCGGCCCATGCTCAATCAACACGCGCCGCACATCTTCCACCACCGGCGACACATACGACCGTTCTTCTACGGGTTGCCCGACTAACGCCCAACACGAAGAAGGTTTCTGCCGATGCTCGAACACGTCCGAGCGGTAGCGCATGAGATCCACCAGCCCGAACCGACCACGCTTGAGAATCTTCGCCAGCTTGTAAGAGGATAACGGCCCGCGCTCGGTAAGTATCTGCTGCAACTGGTCTAGTGTCGCCTGGTCACGCTTCAATTTCTCCTGCCGCAACCGCTCGACCGCGTCTGTATTGTCGTCTTGCTCGTCATCTGGTGGCACAACCACGCCGCGGTCAGGTCGGCCCAAGTTGATTACCTGACACGTCTTGCGCCAGCGTGTACCGCTGCTATCCTCCCACTCTACGGTGTACGTGCGCTCCAAGTAGCCGGTGAGCGAATCGTATTCGGGGAAGCCGGATGGTTTCGCGTTACCTACAATGCGCTCGGCATGGATGTTGTAATCTTCGATGCTCATCAGTCAATCTCCGGGATGGAAATAAAGGCCCAATAATGTTTCTTGCCGCTGTTCACTGAACCGTAGTACCCGATACCCACGCGCACCTGCTTAGAGTAGAAGTCCCCTTCACCGAGGATGTGCGCTCTGTGTCCTGGGCTATTCAGCCACGCTTGAAGCACACCGTCTGGTGTCCCGTCGCCATGATGCGCCAGGGATTCTATTTGGTTCGCCGCTCTGTCGCTGCTGTACCCGTCGCCGTTGGGCAGCTTGATACCATGCTGCTTCACCCACCAGTTAGGCCCATGCCCGTCTGGATCTGTGTGTCCATCCCATCCAAACGTTGCCTGATTCCAACAACGCGACTCGGCAATGTCGCAGAGTAGGTCATCCCACAGCATGAGCTTACGCCCCTGGTTGACGTGTCGTCGTATCAAATCAAAGAGGATGCGCGCCCGGTCTGGTTCTGGTTCCGCTTGTGCTGCTATGACAGGCCCACCGTAGATGATAGGCAGAATAGTTGTGTGCGTCACGGTTCCACCCCCACGACCACAGGCGCATGGCACAGATGCACACGCCACACCGCGCCCATATCACTCAGCCGCTTTAGAAACTTCAACGACACCAGCCCTTCATCCTCTAGCCTGGTCAGTGCTTGCAGCGCATCTTGTCTGCTGCCCAGCCCGCACCCGAAACGCACCTCTGGCACGCTCGGAGGGCTACCGCACCTACGCCAGTAGTCTTGCACGAAGGTAAGCACCGTCCATTCGCGCATGGTTAACTGTGTCATGATTCATCTACCAGACTTTCAGGTTCCCATACGATGCAATAGTCACCACGATAGGAGATTTCTTCCACCCAATCACCAGAACCAATGTACAATTTCAACCCACCATCCACTTCGCACGCTTGAATTTGGTGGGCGCACTCACCCTTCCACAACACCTGATGAGCGATGATAGGGTCTAACTCATCCTCAATATCACGCTCACTTGCATAGTTCCTGAACCGACTACTGTAACCCTGAAGGCCACCAACAAAAGGGTCAAGCAAAAACTCGACCGCTTCCGGCGAAATGGTAATGGGCATCCGCTGTACAGCGGGGAAGGAATACACTTCTTCGTCCACATCTGCATCCTTCAAGGCCAGTGTCGTATACAACCGCTTGCACGCAGCCAGGTACACAGTTCGTACCAGCCGGTAATCTTCCTTTATTGTCCATAATGGTTTGTCGCTCATGCTGTCACCTCGTCAAAGTGGATAGTTGGGATTGTGGATTGTTCTTCACGCTTGCGGCGCATGGCGCGCCGCGTTGCTTCAATGTCAGGATGCGTGCCGCGCATCGACCACTCGCTTAACCGCTTGTCCTTTTTCGCCTCTTCAATCAAGACACGCCGCCGGTTGAGCAATGCCGCATGGTAACGCGTGCCAGCCATGCACGAGCAGAAGGTAAGCTCATGGTCTATCGCTTGCACTAAGCGTTCCATGTACAGGCTTGCTAGGCCGGTAAGAGGCGGCGCATCCAACACGCCACACTCGCACTGGTCGCAGCCCTGCGCCCACGTTGGTATGATCTCGGTTAACTCTTTAGTCTTGGTGTATCGTCCTCTGATGTCACGCATGAGACACCTCCAACTCGAACAGGATTACCGACTCGTAAGGAACGCGATACTCACGCCAAACACCGAAGCCGTTGCCCGGCGTCTCAATTTTGGCGTGTTCAATCAGGCTAAAGCCGAGCTCGCACAGGGTTTCGATGTGCCAGTCGGTTACACGTTGCAGTTCGCCATTGCGAATGTGGTCTTTGATGTTCAGCGCGAACGTTCCCCCGAGATCCAGCACGCGGCGCGCTTCTGCCCAAGCGCGTTGATGGAAGTCTTTATATCCGTCGCCCCATTGCAGCCGCGCCCCGCTGTCAGGATGCAAGTCACGCCCGAGCTCGTTGGCGTAGGTATTGCGTTGATACTTGTCTGTGTCGTTAAGGAATTTGTCAGCCATGCGGTTTCCGTAGGCCGGACTGGTACAAATGGCGTCGAAATAGCCATCAGGCCAAGGCAAATACAAAGCGTTGCCAAGCGTGGTACGTGGGTGTTTTGCTGCCCATTCGGGTTCAATCTCTACCGCTTCAATCTCTGCATCGGGCAACCAGTGATTAAGCAGGAACACTTTTCCTGTGCCGCCAAACGGGTCTAGTATGCGTGTGCGCCCCTTGAGCATCCGCGCCATTGTCGGTAACAACACATCCGTATACTTGGCCGGGTGTGATGGCAAAGCAGGAACATCAAAGAGCATTTGGCTAGGCATACTTCCATCCTCTTGTCTGGCGCAATCGCTCAAGACGCTGCCGCTTATCTTCTTCGGGGTCTAAGCGGAACATCTTGTCAGGAATGGGCTTGAGTTGCGTCGGGTCTATGTCGTTGCTCGGCCCAGGTGGGCGCGCATCCTGTTCGTAGGCCTTGCGAATCGCAGCAACGGTGATGAGTTGTGTTGGGTACTCGTGTGCTTGGCACGCTTGCACTACCGCTACCGCCAGCCTGTTTGGATCCAGGTCAGCCAGCATCATGTAATAAGCGTTGAATGTTTTCTCGCCCATCTCCAGGTTAGGAAACATGGCGAACATCGGCCCAAGTGCCGTATGCAATTGCTCTTTGCTGGTGCGTACACGCTTGCCCTCGAAGGTGCGCTCTATCTCCTGCTGTTCGTATGGCTTAATCGCGTTACTCATTGTCCTGTCCTTAGCTGTTCGCCTAAACGCTCCCAACTTTCCATGCTCTTGGTTTTCTTGGCGGGTGCTGCTGCCGGCACAATGCTTCGGATCTTGCCTATCTCCTCGCGCAGTTGGGATAATGTGGGATACTGCTGCTTCTTCTCCCATCGCCAGTCGTGGAACCACACTTCCATCATGAAGCGGCGAATGTCGTCTACCGTATAGCCCGCCTTGTTCAAGACCTTGACCGCTTGCGCCACCTGCCCCTTGTTCTTGTCGCTGATGACATGGTGATCCCACCCGATTGCTTCACAGATTGCGCCAAACATTTCCTGTTGCGGCGTCTGCGCCACAGGCGCAGCATCTACCTTAAATGGAGTACCTTCATTGGATATACCTTCATTGGTATTATCTTCTGGTGCTTGATAAGCACGGGGCGTGTCTATATCAGCATGGCCCCTGCCTTTATAAGCACCCCCCGTGCTTAATAACACCCCCATGCTTGGATTGACTAGGGTATAGGCGTTGCTACTTTGGCCCCCGTCATCGCGTATGCGCTCCTCTTTGCGAATCAATTGCGCCTCGATCAACTCGTCAATGGCGTTGCGTGCAAAGGTCTTGCGCGTTGCCGGTTTGTCTGACACCGAGCTAAAACAGTGGTCGCCTATCTTCTGATAGCTAGGCCATGCCACCCCGCTCTTGTCGGCGCGGCGAACGAGGTGCATGTACACGCGCATGGCGTTAGGCGACAAGTTAGTCATGTCGTCTATGCTGCTGTGTACCCAAATCAACTGTGTGCGCCCATCAAATAACTTGTCGCTCATCTCGTCCTACTCCGCAGCTAACGTGCGCTTCTCCTGCAACGGGGGATAGCCAGCCAGCACCGCATCTGCCGCGTCTACGCCCTGCTGTACCAAGTTCTCTATGTCCCCACCTGTCCACCCCTGTGCGCGCCAGATGTAGTAATAGCGCAAAGCAGCGCGTAACTCTTTCTCGCCCCGCTCTCGATGCTCCTTCACCCGTCGCTCTACTACTGCATCCCAATTCGCCGGTGTCGTGTCGAAGATCATGGTTGTTCTTCCCCTTCCAGCGGATACAGCACCGTAAGCGTCAAGCAATCCACCTGCCCGTAATGCGCGTGTTCGTCCTGCTCGTCGGCCTCGTCGCTGTTAATGGCGCACACCAACCACATGCCCGCCGCACACGCCAACCCTAAGATGACCAACCCACCTAGCACAATCTCTAGTAGCATCACTTGCCCCCTGTCATGCACAGCACAGCCAACGCACAGCCCGCCAGCACCACCAACAACATATCCATGCGTATATCCTCCGTTCGGAAACTGTAAGTTTTTTTCTTCGACAACTTTGCTATGATGAAGTAGTGGATTTTGTTAAATGGATGGGGAATACTGTCAACGCTTCTTCGCATCCGTATACTTGGATGAAACGTACAATGAACTGGTCACTGACCCGCCCGCGCTTCGCCATCTTATAGAGTGTGTTGGAAGGCACACCGAGGATCTTCGATAGCTTGTAGAGAGTGAGTTTCTTTTGCGCCAACCATTCATTCAATCGGTCTATGTCCATAAGGCTCTCCCTGAATAGTGTTGACTTCTTTCCACCATCTTATCAGTAATGGAGAATAAAGTCAACAACCAAAATAAAAAAAACTTTTGCCGCATTGTGGATACTTGTCAACTAAGGGGAAAACTATGTATGATGTTGTTATGGAGAATCACAACGAAGAAACAGAGCAGGGTATTTACGCGCCGAACTTGGAGCGGTTGATGCAGATTCATGGCGTCAACGCTTCTGACCTGGCGCGCATGACCGGCATCAACAAGTCAACCATCTCGCTTATCTTGCGCGGCAAACGGCACGCGACCAACGCCACCAACTTAATCAAGATGGCGAATGTCTTTGGCGTATCGGTAGACTATCTGCTCAATCTCACCGACCAACCGGCAGCGCGCCCCACCCAACTAGGCGATCTGCTGCTGGAGCTTACGCAAGTGGCGCGCAAACTCTCATCGCGCCGGCAGCGTGACTTAATTGCCATTGCTCAAGCCTACCTGGCTTGTCCTCCGCACCATCCGCTACTTCCGCAAGCCGCCTCCTGCCTAGAGTGTACAACCATGACACTACCCTGCCCTGACCGGCAGGGATTTTTTTATTTTGACAGTTGCTTTCATTCTTCAAAATGAAATTGATAGTTGACATTATTCAACTATCCTGCTATACTGGAGGGGAGCGAACAAAAAAAAGACCTGCACCGCTAGTCCCGGCACAGGTCACATTCACCGAAAGGAGCATTTCAGTGAACACCACCATTGTACCGCAAATGATCAGCAAGTCAATCACCGCCGAAACGTACTCGCCCTATTGGGATGGCTTCTATGCGTATGCCGAGGGGCAGCCGCTTGATGCCATGCCGACGACAGCGCATGTGCGCGGCTGGTGGGCAGCGAACAAGGCGCACGCGGAAATGGAAGCCTATGCCGATGACATTCAAGACCGAGAGTATCACCGCAAGGGGGAATGGTAAATGTTGCATCATCTAATTTTCGACAAGCCGGGTGTGTACGAACCTACCATCTGCCCGCGCACTATCTTGTGGAAGCGTAGTCAAGACCCAGACCCGTTTGTGGGTGTGTTCGTACCGAGCGTAAAGAACGCCAGCATCTTTGCCCAGGTGCTTGTGTTGGACGAGAAGGGCAACGTTTGTGAAACCGTGATGAGGGAGGAACGAAAGTGAATCAGACAGCCTTAGCGATTATTGACAGCAACGAACTGGATACCATTCAGCGCACCGGGCGTCTGCTTGCCAACAGTGGGTACTTCGATGGCAAGGGCGACACGCCCCAGGCAATTGCGATGATGGCAACCAAGATTCTGGCAGGACGTGAGATGGGCTTCGGCCCATTCGCGTCGGTCAATGGCGTGCATATCATTCAGGGCAAGCCGACAGTGGGCGCAAACCTGATGGCGTCTGCGGTCAAGGCCAGTGGTCGCTATACCTATCGTGTGCTGGAAATGAGCAGCACCGAATGTCGCATTGAATTCTTCGAGCGCAACGGCGACAAGTGGGACAGCATCGGCGTTAGCACCTTCACCATGAAGGATGCCCAGGACGCACAAGTAACCGGCAATCCTACGTGGAAGAAGTTCCCGCGTAACATGCTGTTCGCCCGCGCTATGTCCAACGGTGTGCGTTGGTACTGCCCCGACATCTTTAGCGGCAATGCGGTCTACGTGCCGGAAGAACTCGGCGCAGAAGTGGACATGGACGGTAACGTAGTGGATACCACGTACACCGTACAGGAAAGCCGTAAAGCCACGCAGACGGTTGCTGTGCTAGATAGTACCAACGGCGCACACGAAACGCCACAGCAAGCCGCTACGCCAGCCACAGAAGGCGATACGTTGTTTGACCAGCCGCACTACGAACCGCCAACGGATGCCGAGCTAGACGTGTTGGGTAAGTGGGCGACACCTGCGGATGCGAAGGCGTGGGCCGTTGCGGTGGGCGCATGTGAGAACGAGTTCGCCGCACGCAACAGTTTGAAGAAAGTGGTGGACGAATACGGTGGCAGCTTGACCAAAGAAAATATCGCCGCTGTGTACCTGACCGCACTCCGCAAGTGGAACGCCAAGCTGGAACAGAAAGCCGCCGCCTAACATGCCATGCGCCGCCGGTCGCAGACAATAACCGGCAAAGGAGGGAATGTGAACCGCGCCACCTGGAACGTCGCCCAGCGCGGCGCACGCTTTCGCGGCATGGTCTACGTGGACGGCTACGAAATAGCGAAGGCATGGTTTGACAGCCTGACGCAAGCGGAACAGTGGTGCGTGGCACGCGCACAAGAGGCAATGCTGGAGGTAATGGCACGGTGAGAGAGTTATCGCTATTCAGCGGCGCCGGTGGGGGATTGCTCGGTTCGCTGATTTTGGGATGGGAGCCAATCGGATATGTCGAATTTAACGAATACTGCCAGCGAGTTATCGCCCAACGAATTGCAGACGGAATCTTACCCGTCGCCCCGATCTTTGGCGATATCCGAACATTCATCAGTGAAGGGTACGCCGCAAGCTATACGGGATTGGTTGATGTCTTGTCAGGAGGATTCCCCTGCCAACCGTTTTCCGAAGCAGGAAAGGGACTTGCCCAAGACGACCCGCGCAACATGTGGCCTGAAACCATCGAGTGCATTCGCATCATACGACCCCGATTTTGCTTTTTGGAGAACGTTCCAAAGCTCCTTGTTTACCCGTACTTTGGAACCATACTCAATGATCTGGCCGAGAGCGGGTATTGTGTCCACTGGCGTTGCCTATCGGCAGCCGAAGTGGGAGCGCCGCATAAGCGAGATAGGGTCTGGATTATGGGTCACAGCGACGGCCTCGGATGCGATGCGAGTCAAATTCAAGGTGGATTCAATCCGCAAAGTTTTCTCGCGTCCGGGGGCTACTGGCCCAAATGGACTCTTCGAAGATGTGGTCGCACACATCGGCGAGTACCCGACTATGAATTTCATACAGCATGTAATGGGCTTTCCGACCGACTGGACGAAATTAGAGCCATTGGCAATGGACAAGTTCCAGCAGTGGCTGCGACAGCATGGCGATTATTGACGGAGGATTTGTAACGTAATAGACGGGCGGGCTGCGCTACGAACACACCCGCCCACGGCAATTGTCATAGAGGGACAATTACACATGCAATATAACCAACGTGCCGACTATCGGCAAACTGTGCAGGATATGGAGTACCCGTCACCCCCACCAGCACCACCCCCGCAACGGGTGAGTAGCAGCGGCATGGTGACGCTCGGTCTGTCGATTGTGGCAGGCGTCATGTTTCTATCACTATTTTTTAGCGGCTTCAATGTTGCGGTTACGGTCGTATCCACCGCGGCTTTTTACGGTGGCATTATCACGCTTATGCTACTGATTGATTCCGGCACACTGGGCTACTATCTGGGCAAGCGCGAAGAGGAGCAGACCAAACGCGAGCAAATTCGCCTGACCTATCACCAACAACAATGGCGAGTGGCAGAAGCCCCACAGATAGCCCACAGCCCCGCTACAGACACCCTGCAACTGCCTGCGTCCAACAATTTTGTTGCGCCGCTTGTGGAGCCGGACAGCAGCGTGCGACGTGAGGCGATTACATGGCTCATGGGGCTGTATGGGAGTGACGGGCAACCCGACCCGAAGAAGGTGCTACTCAAGTCCGAGAAAGAACGCCCAGGTCGCGTGCGCGTGGCTGGCCCGTCCCGTCCGGCAAAGCAGTATCTCATGGATAAGTTTGTGCTGTTGGACTTGGGGACGGGCTTCCGGCTCAATCTTTCCCGCTGCCCCACCTTCGCTGCCGCGCAAAACTATTTGACCTTTGACGGGGTAGGTGGGACACCTACCCACCCCCACCACCCTCTCATTGAGAGCGAGGTGGCCCTATGATCCTGCTGCTGCTGCTCATCGCCCTGTTTTTGACCATGTGGATGCACACCAAAGACCGGCTGGAACAAGCGAACGAGGACATCCGGCGCGAGTGGGGCGACGCGTACAACCCAGACGCCGCCGGACATCCGGCCCGCGACGCGGCCGTGATTGTCACATTTGCGCTGCTGGGCGCGCTGCTACTCGCGGGGCTGGTTGCGCCCGCGCTGATACCATAATAGGAGGCTGTATGTACCCCGAACTAACCCAGTTGATTGACCGCAATGACACGTTGCGCGCACAGGTGGCACAAGCCCGCGTGCGTCTGGCAGAGGCGTACGCGCCGCGCACCGTTGCCCCGCGTGAGGTGGCGTCCGCGTCGTTTCTTGCCGCCCGCGCCGAGGCCGAACGCGCCACCGGCTGCACGCTCATCAAGTTTTTTGCGCCAGACCCAGATGGTGAGGGTGCGCCATGACCCTGCTCAACACCCTGTTGGCCCTGACCGGCCTTGCGCTGACGGCCTGCATGCTGCGTCTCTTGCACCTGGAGGCACAGGCCGACCACATGCGGCGGCGCATTGCCAGCCAGCAGACGCGCATCCAGTGGCTAGAGGACGCCGCGGCCTGCCAGCAGGAGCGTATCGCCTGTCTGGTGCAGCACAGCCAAGAGCAGGAGCAAATCATCCTCGACCAGGCCGCGCTGATTGAGCGACTCGACAAATTCACGCAGCGTCAGGCGTTTTGGTATGTGACGCACAGCCTACCGAGCGTTAACCGCACTCATGCGCTCGCGGCGCAAAATCGCATTTCGGTGAATTAGGCGACACGACACAGCCCGCTATCCGAGAGGGTGGCGGGCCAACGAAAGGAACGAGGGATGAGCGAGGAATTGTACTGGCACTTTTGCCGAGTGGACAATGACGGTGTAGCGCGACTTGGCTACGACGACAATCGAGAGGTGCGGCTAGGCGAAACGTTGCGCGTGGACGGTGAGCCGGTGCTGTGCGAACATGGGCTGCACGCCAGCAAGCGGCTGATTGACGCACTTGGATACGCAAATGACAATCGGCTGTCGCTGTGCCGCGTGGCACTTGGCGGCATAGTCAAGCATGATGACGACAAAAGCGTTGCCAACGAGCGCACAGTCGTCGCTATGCTGGACGTTGACGCCACCGACGAACTGCTACACGACTTCGCCCGCTGGTCTGCCTTGCAGGTGATCCACCTGTGGGACGCGCCGCGTGTGGTGCGGCAATACCTAGAGACAGGCGATGAGCAATTGCGGGCCGCTGCTAGGGACGCTGCTTGGGCCGCTGCTTGGGCCGCTGCTGGGGCCGCTGCTAGGGACGCTGCTTGGGCCGCTGCTGGGGCCGCTGCTAGGGACGCTGCTTGGGCCGCACAAGCCACGGAACTGGAGCGACGCGCATTGATAGCGATAGGGGAGATAGAGCAGTGAGCGAGCAACTACCCGATGTCAAGCAATTGCACCAGTTATGGGGTGAGCAGGAATGGGCGTGCTATAACCTGGGCATCCAAACGGAGCGCGAACACCAAAATGCGCTATCTAGATTGGCAATGGAAAAACACAAAGCCGAGCATGACGCACTGGTGCAGCGCATTGCGGAACTGGAGCGCATCTATGACACGCAACGGTCAGAACTGGTGGACAAGCAACGCTACATCCTACAACTCGAAGCGGAGTTATCGGAACGTGACAAATCGTTTGAGTTGCGCCAAGCGTCCGACATGCGCGCTATTGACATGTGGCAGGAGGCAGCCGGAGAAGAACTCCAGTGGCCCAACCATGCCGACTTGTGCGTGTGGCTGATGGAGCGCAACGCCTATCTGGAGGACAAAGTGAGAGACTTGAACACCGAACTGCAAGCGTACACCAACGCATACAACAAGACATTGCCGCCAGGATCAACACGGACAAGACGAAAGGGTGGTAGCCATGAGTGAACTAACGGGTACATACGAAGATGAAATTGAAGCGTCCTTAAAGCCCTGCCCAAGATGCAACGGCAAAGCCCTGATCGAAAATTTTGACGAAATACTGTGCGATAGTTGCGGTCTGTGGTCTGGTGACGATTGGCCGAGCCTTGACGAAGCCGTCGAGTGGTGGAACAAGCAGCCGCACATTGAAGCATTGAAAGCGCGCATTGCCGAACTCGAAGCGCAACTCGCCGCAACGTGGCAGCCGGTGGAGAGTGGCTACAAACACGAGTCAATTTATACCGTTGACGACGGGAAACGATGGTGGCTTGCCATATCCGGCGAAGGCAGAGAGTTGCCGCCAGATTTACGCCTGTGCCGAAAGGGGGAGTGATGAACAGCCATACCGTTGACCTGCTCGCCCGCGGCCTGAACATGCCCGCACTCGACACGCCCGCGGTGGCTGTAACAGGCCACTACGCGCTCAATGCGCCAATGGTGATGGTTAGACTCGCCATAGTTCCCCCTTATACGAAATAATTTCCTGAGACACCGATGATGTCACCCGCCGCCAAACCCGAAACCTGCAAGGCAGAGATTGCGCCGTTATCCTGGATGGAATAGATAGCAAAATTGGCGTTGGCAGCACGGGTGCTAGCTACCACACTGACAGGTGTCCCTGGCATGTCGACGTTGTGGACTAATGCGGGCGCAGAGTCGTTGCCCTGCGCGGTGATGGGCAGCGAGATACGCACGTCGCCGCTGCCGCCGCTGATAGTATTAATGGTGATGTTGACACGGTAATGCACCACGTCGCCGATGCGGGTGTAGCGTCCTAGTTGCGACGTGTAGGTAACGGTGGGATTGCTGCCGCTGCCGGTGATGGCGGGCGACCACGTGCCCTCGTCATACACAGTCAGTGTGTCTTCGCCCAAGTTGATGCCCGTGGCTTCGATGGTGCCAACCACGTCCAACTCCGAGGAGGGCAAGTCTGTGCCAATCCCCACCCCTGTGCCTGTGATAACAATCCTGTTTGCGCCGCTTCTGCGGATGTAGACAGTGCCGGACTGAGCAGCGTCAATGCCGCCCACGAACGCATTGTTACTGCCGTCCATCCCAATCAGGCGGGACGCATTGCCGGACGAATTGAGCGCGCCCATATAGCGCACATTGTTCAGCAAGATGGCGGGTGTTACAGCGGAGGGGCCAGCAACATGCAGCGCAGCAGATGGAGTTACGCCAATGCCCACATAGCCATCCCCTGTGATTCGCATCTTTTCGGTGCGGTCACCGCTGCCGTTGTCGGTGACGAACACGAGACTTGCCTTGCGGTCGCTTGCGCTCTCCGATACCAGGCCGATGCCGCCAACGCGGTTGTATGTCCCGCCGTTCACATTGAAATGCAGGAACGCAATCAGGTTTGCCGCCTCACTCAAAAGGTTGTTGGCCAGAGATAAAATGCTGTCCGTGCTCGACATTGCGATACCAGCGTAGGCTGTTGAGATTGCGCTATTTGCCTGGAGTTGCGCCGAAGGTGCGCCACCAGCGCCGAGTTTGCCATCTATCGTAATGTCGCCAGTGATAGTCTGGTCGCCGGTGAGCTTCACTACCTCGTTCTCGTACTGGGCCTTGCGAATGAAGTGCGACGACACCCACCCGGCAACCTGTTCGGCTGTCCAGAATGAGCGGCTTATCCACTTCTTGAGTTCGTCTATGCTCATTGACCAACCTCTATGCCGGACAAGGCCAACTGCAATGTTTGTTCTCGTTTGGTCTTGTTGGGCTGCATAATACGCTGCTCCCAAACCGCAATAACCTTCTTGATTTTCTTGCCCCAAACCGAAAGTCCTAACAGGGCAAACTTTTGCGCCTCGTCATTAGCATGAGAGCCAGGACGATTATGCCAGTATGAGCCTTGAGCCTCGATGATTATCACGTATGTTCCCATGTCTACCGTGAAATCGGTGACCTGCCCACCGCGTATCTTGCGCCCACCTAACAGCCACTTTTGGAATTCGTATCTGACCTGCTTGCGATCAAGGAACTCCATAATAGCAAGCTCTAGCATGGTCGCATCGGGAAACTGCTTCTTCAACTTGAGCAGTTTCTTCGCCAACCGTCCATCGCCCAACGCATCGGTGAGCCGCGTTAACTCGGTGTCTACCAAGTTCTCGACACGTTCCGGCCCATCGTCCAGGTCGGGCAGCGGCTTCGCTTTCACCGTCTTGCCCAGACCAGGCAGACGCTTTAAGCCCTGTGGCTTTTTGAATTCGGCTACTTTTACCTTCGCCATCGTTATGCCGTGTAGGTGCTGTCTGGCACTTGCTCAATCACGAGCGTGACTTCCATCTCTTTGTTGACGTTCGCCCCGTTCTCATGGCCGAACTGGTCTATCTTCATCTGATAATCGGTAATGCGCGCCTCGTACTGCACGCCCAATGGATCCTCGTAGATGAACGGAATCACACGCTCAACCATGCTCTGAATATGCGCTAACTGCTGTGCCAGGGTATAGGTGTCCGGCGCACCGTCCGGCATTTGAATGTAGTTCTTAAGCGTAATCGTCACACTGTCGCGTATACGGTCGTTCACCATCGGCAAGAACTTCAAGACCACCGCGCGCACGCGTGGCGTTTCGTCTGCATCGTTGGTACTGAGCAGCAAGCCGAGCTTCACCCACTTGCCTTGCGGTCGTGTCGTGTGATTGCTCCACCGCAATTCCTCCCCGTCACTGTCGGCTGTGCCAAGCAGTTCCCATGCGGTGCTGCCCTCGTCCTGCCAGTACACTTTGACGTTGACGTTGGCACTCAAGTTGTCGCCCACAATGGTCACGGATTCAAAGTCTTTGTCAAGTAGGTACTGCCCGCCGTAGAAACGGTCTTGCTCTAGCCATCCTGCGGGCATGTAGCGGGACGAGGTATCGTTGTAGGGGTTGAGCGCGTTGACAGGCATATAGACGCCAAACATCTGACCATCGCTTGTGCCTACCCACAATCTGTAAGTAGTGCGCTCATAGAACATGGTGCTGCCTGATGTGGTGGGCAAGGTGGCAAGATGATGCCATCCCTCGTCCTGATACATCCACACGCTTGAGCGTCCACCACTACCGCTGTTGACCAACGCTGCCACACCTATATCAGTGGATATAACCTCGATGACTTCACCCAGGCGGTTGGCGGGCAAGTCATCATCCCGACTTACCCACACGTCACGCCAACTGCCCTCTTGTCCATATCGCCACACACGACCATGTACCACGACATAGAGCGCACCACCATAGCTGCACATACTACGGCCATTAAATTGCGAGATTTGCCAGGGTACGATGCCTTCAATAAAGTCACCAGGCGCACAGCGATACAAACCATCATCACAGCCCAAATACACATCGCCATTCATCCCGGCCATGCTTCTGATTTGGAATGAGTCGCCACACACTTTCCCTACTGTCGTCCAGCCGCTCCCATCAGAAACAGGGCTGGACGAATAGTACAAGTTATTGTTGAGGCTGCGCCATAGGTATCCACCGAAGGAGAGTAGTTTGGTTGCGGATACAGTCCATGATGTAGGGGTAAGTGTCAAGTCGATAGGAATTGACACCATAGCATAAGAACTGCCTCGTGCTACATAGAGATTGGAATCAAATGCCGCTGCGTCTGTGGCGTTGACCCCGGCTCCACCACCAGAAAAAGTGTATGTATGGTCAAGATAACGGGAATCGGCAATGTTGCGCTGATAAACTACAGCGTTGTCTCCATTGTACTGCCGACCAATGACCACAAGACTATCAGGCCCACCGTAAGCAAATTTTTTGATGCCGTAGCAAATGTCATTTGCTGCGCTTCCAGGCAAAGCATCTATCTTGAAGTATGGGTTGAAGGAAGATAAGATTGTCCAGTCTGTTCCGTTCGCACTGGTATAAAGAATCATGTTGCTTGAACGCAGACCTACCCCATGTAACGTAATGGTTCCCGTAGTTGGGCGCACGACTACCCAATAAACAGTGGCATCAGCCAACCCTGTCTTTGTTACTGGAACTTTGTGCCATTGCGGGCCGGGATAGTCGTTGGTGACAGTGACGGAAGCATTTGCCAGTGACGAACTTGGCCCGCTACTATTGCTATAAATGTCGGCACGCAACACTGTTCCATCTGCACATTCCCCATATACCCAAACGCTAGAGATGTTAATCGTGGTGGGAGTGCTGTCTGTTACCTCGGAATGTATTCGCCAAGAAATATAGTTGCCTTGCGATACAGTGCGCGTTGTGTAAGACTGGTCGTATTGATATGGGCCAAAGAACCAAGCAGAATACGAGCCAACCTCAAGGTCTTGTGGGATGTTCCCGTATACATCTATCGCTTGTGCCAAGATTAACTGTTTGGGTACGCGGCTGTCCAGTTCGGCATACAAAAAGCCCCCTTCTTCGGGGTCTACTCTGCCTACGCCGGTCTGCCAATCTTCCTGTACGTACTCGTTCCACGCATCTACGTTGTCGTACAGATTGCTGGTGTTCACCTTCGCCGCAAAGGGATTGGCTGGCCCTCTCGACCACGCTAACCCGTCCCCCTGCTGCCGTAAGGTATAGTTGCGGAGCGCACCCACAGCCCCGATTTTAATCACATTCCCCATGCGTTACCTCAACAACAATGCTTTGCGGCTTAATGTCAGGCGAGGACGCTTGCGCTGTGGACGATACGTAGGCCAAAAGTTTGTTGCTAACTGTTCGTAATAGCCTAGCCCCTTCTCGTGTCGCCCTATCTCGTGTGTCCCACCATCCTGAATGAAGTAAGCATGAAGGAAGCTGCGCCACTGGTCGAACAACAACTTCTGCAAGCTCAACGTGTCCATGCCCACACCCCACAAGACATTGCTGCTGGTGTTGTGGGTCGCTGCGGTTGTGCCGTTCAACGCACGATTCAAATTGTTCAGCGTCGTGGTGCTTGCGCCTCTGTCCACACCGGCATAGCTCATCCACTCTGCGCCTATCTTGATAAAGCCCACGTCATCTACTTCAACTGCACTCTCTAGCGTCACACTGGTTGCGCTAGATGCGGTACTGCCGCTCGTCGTGGGTATTGTGGTAGGTACACGGCTGTTGGGCGCGAAGAAACCCACACGCGCTTCGTCGCTGCGCGGTGCTGCGAACAGGCGCAATACTTGCCCACCGTCCCCGTCTGGTTCCAGTTCCCAACCAATCACATCCTGCCAAGAGGAAGTGGTACTCTCTACTTCGTATTCGTAGTAGGGGATGCGCCGCAACAGTTGGGGAAAAATCGGTGGACGAATATAGCTAGGCAAAGCGTAGTCATAGTCACTGGCAACCCAACCGTTTGTGATGGTATACAGGAACGGCATCTTCACGTTGTCGGCCCAGGTATACAGTACACTGTTCAATGCCGTGTAGTATTCGGCATCGCTCCACCGTGTGCCACTACTGTGCCGCACCAACACTTTGATTTCGGTGAGCAGGTCAGATTGACTACGCAGATAGGGGATGGTCGTATCCATGCGTATCGCCTAACATTCTTTGAGGTAGACGATACACTTGCCGGTCTTGGCGTTGCCGCCGTTACTCACCGCTAACTTCAACTGCCCATCCACGATGGGCATCACACGTTCACCAGTGAGATCAGTCCCATCCACAATGGCCGCGCCCGCGTTAGTGTGCGCGTTATGGCGCGGATAATACCAAAGGTCATTATCGGCGTTGGTCAAGGTAAGCAACGTAGTGTCCACCCCGCTAGGGGTGTTTACTGCCGACAACACAGCGTCAACTCCATCCTCTAAGTCACCATCTACCCACTTGACGCCATAGAGTAAACAAGGCTGTTGCTCGCGCAATTGCCCCGTTACACCCCCATCTGTGCTGCTGTTGTAACTTCCGCTGCTAGTCGTTATGTTGAATGTAACCGTAATCATGTGTACCCCAATGGAAAGAGGGGCGAGTGTTACCCCGCCCCTGCTTGTTTACAACGCTACGCCTGTATAGCGCATGACCACTGTTGCCGACCATGCGGTGATGTCGGTAAAGTCATCATCCTCGGTCAGCGTGACCGTGACCGTCGAGATGGCGGCGGCATGGGCCGCTGTGCCACTTGGCGCACCCAGATCGAGGGCCGCTGCTGCTGCCGCGACAGACGGTGTGCCGGTCGTGTAGCGGTCTACATCCGTACCGTCCCCAATCTGGATGGTCAGCGTGCTTTCGCCTTCCGCTGCCGCATTGTTGAACAGGCGAGAACGCTCGAAGTACGCCCCTGCCGGAATCGTGGCATTGAGTACCAACGTGCCGGTCGCGCCCCCTCCGTCCGTAAACTCGCTGTAGTCGATATATTGAGCAATCAACCCTTCGGTCAGTACCCAATCATCGTTGCGCCCATCGTTCTTGACCTTCAGGTATTTCTCCTGCTGGTTGTCCGTCACCTGTTTCCAGTATTCGGAACCAAGAGGAGCCACCTTCCAGGGGTCGCGGTCGCCATCTGGGGTGTTCACCCCAACCCACTCACCCGGCACGCCACCGAAAATGCTGTGGCTACCAAAGGTGGGTGTAATTTGTTTCGCTCCCATGTTGTCCCCCTTACGCGGTCAGCGACGCGTTGTAGATCAAACCGTGAGACTTGGGATTCGCCAGACCAAAGGTGTACTCACCGACTACCTTCTCAATGCGCCCATCATAGGGATTGTTCTCTGCGCCACCGTACACGGTCTTGCGTGCGAACTCGCGGAACGGAACCCAACCCATCTTGTCGGCATTGATGAAGTAGTAGGAACTTTCGGGACACATCCAGTCGTAGATGACGCGCACGCTGCCGTGTGGGGTGATAATCTCATCCACTTGCGGCGAACCCATCACACGCTGTTCTTGCGTGGTGCGAATCGAATCCTCGTAGAACGAGCGAATCTTTTCGATGCCCCATGCGCCGGTCACAAGATGCGTTACACGCCCACCGCTGTTGCGAATGGCGCGGATGACACCGTGAATGTCCGACTTCTGCAAGGCTGCGCCGTTGAGATCCACCACATGCGAGGTGCTTGCGGTGCTGGTCGTCACGAAGGTTTCAAAGCCACCCATGAACCCATACGCGGGCGATGCGCCACGAACGACGCGTTCCCCGTAGTAGAAGGTGCGATGGAGCAGTTGTGCCAAACGCCCTTCGCTGCCGCCGTTGTCAAACAACTTGGCAATCTGCATGTCCATGTGGTCGTCAATGCCATAGCGGGACATCAACGCTTCGGTTTCCGACATCTCTACCGCTGCATCGAGGATTTGAGTGTAGTTGTAGGGAGCGGTCGGAGTGGTGATATGCTCGGTGGTGAAGATACTGTTTTCTTCGTTGCCACGCGTGAGCAAGCGAATCGCTACGCCTTGATTGTGCGCTGCGCCACTGGTGGCCCCATGACCGCGCACGATGGTTAGCACGTCGCCGCTAACCGCTGTGACCAACACTTGCTCGGCAATTGCGCCGGTTCCGGCTGCGTTGGCATAGATGCCCAACACGTCGCCCTTGCGGAAATACTGCCCTGTGCTGGTCGTGACGGTCAGGTCAGTTTCGGAGTTGTCAAAGCCACTCTCGGCCAACAAAGTGGTGAAAGGAACGTTGACGTCCTCCAGCCATTCCATCTTGGTCGAGGGCCAACCCTGCTTCACAGCGAACTTGCTCAAGTTCTTGCTGCTGAATCCCAAGAGTTGCAAGAGTGCAGCTTCTTGGAAGTCAATGTTGTAGATCATGTCACCAACAGCACGAATGTTAGTCGTGGTGTCGGTATAGCTAAGTCGAGTAGCCATCTTCTGTTACTTCCCTGGGGCTAAGTCTTGCCCCTTGTTCGTAGCAAGCGCGCCATCTCTACAGAATCCCGTCGTTGGCGTGCGGCTTCATAGGCTTCATCCCATGCGCTATCCATCGTGCGTGGTTTGCCGCCGCCCAGGTCGGGCATGTTTCGTTCGCGCTTGTCGTCGTCTTGTCGTTGTTTGCGCTGTTCAGCCTCGGCTTGCGCGCGCAGGGCCAGTTTTACAGCACTCTTGTAGTCATCTGCTTCTTCGAGTGCTTTGACCGGCACACCAAATTCCTCTGCGATTTCACGCAGGGCATTTTGTTTTTCCGCTTGCGCCTGCCGTTCCTGTTCGTATCCTGCAAGCCGTTGCGCGAGGGCTTGCTTCTCCTGCCGTTCCCATTGCAGTTCGACTTCCAACTTGGAATAGTCGTCTGGGGCTGCGTTCCGCTGTGCGTCGCGCATCTGTTGGGTCAGGCTGTTGATGTACTGGTCGCGCTGCTGCATCTCTCGTTGAAGCTGCGTGAGCTTCTTGTCGTAGGTTGATTGCAGTTTGCGAATGTTCTCGTCCTGTGCAGATTTCCCGTTGTCCGAGGTCTGCCCGCCCGTATCACTCTGGGGCTGTGCCTCACTTGCCCGTTCGACTTGCCCGTTATCCGAGGGTCGTTCGAGGGTGCGCTCGCTTGCCAAAGAGTCGCTCATGTCCTCTGTCTCCTGTGTAGGAAAATAAAATAGGCGACCTCCAGACGGGTCGCCTATTGCCACTCGTCTAAAGGTCGCCTAACAAACACTTGTTACGCTTATGCAGTTGTTAACCTGCTAAACGGCTAGTACTTCTTGCCGCCCTTGTCCTTGCCCTTGCCACACTTGCATTTGCTCATGGGCTTGTCGCAATCAGGACACTTCTTTTCGGGTTTCTTGCCACCCTTAGCCATGTTGGTCTACCTTCTGTCTGCGCTTCGCGAGTCCACTCTTGTCGTAGGGAACGCCAAGATAATCCTCGATGGTTGCCACAAACTCTATCAGCAACTTGCGCGTGGCAACCAGGAATAGTCTAAGCCTATCATCCATCATACACATCCCCCCTGCTCAAACTCGTTCCGCGCATAACCGCTTAGCTCCATCTTGGCGGTTGCCAGCGGCGCAACTCATCTGGCTTTAATCTATCGCCTGCATACAGCCAGTCGGGTGTCGCATCACTGTACGGTAGCCATTGCCGCTGTTGGCCGGGTGCGTTCCACAAACTTCTGTCCATGAACCGTGGATCCACGCGTGGTGCATAACCGCTATAACTGCCACCTCCACCACCACCACCGCCGCCACCTCCACCACCGTAGCTGCGTGAGTAGTAGGTGTATCCTGTGCCGGTGCGCGGGTTGTACTCTTTCAGCCACCACGCTTCTGCGTTGGGGTCTTGCTCGCGAATGTAGCGTAGGTATTCGGCGGCGAAGTCAGGGTTGTCAAGTAGATACTGACGCTTCGCATCGCTGTCAGGCAGGTTGCGATACTCATCCCACGTAGACGCCCAGGGATTACCTGAACCGCTGCGATTGTCCCATCCCTTACCGCCACCCCGTTCGTAGTCGCTATAGCGTTTGTCCTCGCGCTTGAACCACTTCTCATCCAGCGGCCCTTGATTGTCGCCTGTGCCGGGTGCGTCGTAGGGCCTACGCAACACATCGGCTACGCTGGTCGGCTGGCTCGGTGGACGCTGCAAGCCCGCTGCGCCGCGTGGCACGCCCCCGTCTGCGCCAAAGACATCTTCATACCACCAGGGGTATTCACCGTCCTTGTTGAGCTTGCGGTCGGCTTCCATACGGGCAAATTCAGGATGCTCCAGCAACCAGGCCTTCTGCCCGTCCCAATCCTTCGTGCCGTTGAAGCCCAAGTATTCATCATAGAGCGTGTCTAACTCGGCTTCGGTGAAGTCGCTGCGTGTCACGCTGCCTGGTTCTAGCCCACCATCTGTAACGGGTGCGCCGCTACCGCCTTGCTGTCCTACTCTTGCCAAGCGGCTTTCTTTCTTGCCGGGTTCGGGATAGTCGCTCCACCAGTCCTCTGGTGTCTCGCCCTTGCTGATGATGTTGTTCTTGTAAATCTCTGCGAAGTCAGGGTTGTCACGCAAGTATTGTGCCTTGGTCGCGTTGTCGCCTTTCTCGATAGCGTTGTACGCTTCCCAGTGCTTGTTGGCTAGTTCCTTCTGCTGCTTGTCTACCTGCTCCTGCGGGTTCATGCCCCTGTCTGCATTGCCATAGGGAGTACGCAACACGTCTGCCACGCTGCCCGGTTGGGGTTGGCGCATGGGGGGAGCGGTTGCCGGTTTGCCTGTAATCTCTGCCTTCTGCGTTTGCAGGGCTTCAATCTGCGGCATGATTCTGTCCCATTCGCCGGTCGCATTGGCTTCGGCATAGAGTTCGTCTATCTGCGCGTCCAGACCAGGCGTTTCGCTGCTCTTTGTCCAGCCAAGTTCGATGCTTGGGTCAGCGTTGGTCAGGTCGGTTTGCAATTGCTTGTTGCCAAGCGGGTTGGCAAGCGGGTCATAACCACTAGCCCAGAAGCGTTCGGCGGCACGCTGCATCTCCTGTTCTTCTTGGGTGTAGGGATGCACGTCCATCGTGGTCAAGTAGCTTGTCCCACGCGCCACCATCTTATCTTCCGCTGCCTGCCTGATGGCACGCGTCGCCAACGCTGTCGCTTCTTCTAAATGTTCTTCGGGAATGGCGAAACTTGGGTCATTGCCTTCCCACTGGTTGACAATCACCTGTGACGCATAGCCCGCCATCGTGGGGTCAATGCCTTCCTTCTCGGCAATCCAGGTCACGGTACGCCGCGCTCGATACACGTCGAGCGGGAATCCATCGGGTGTCACGTCCGGCCCAAAGCCAATGGAAGATGCAGTTCCGTCTTGAGCGGGCATCTTGCCTGTCCACCGCTGTTGCACGCTGGACACCGGCGCACCCACAAAGGGAATCGGAACAAGCTGATTGAACACGCTGCCATAATGCTTGTCGATTTTCCCATCCATTGCATCGGCGGCAAGTTTCAAGTACAAGTTGAAGCCCATGCCCCCGTTGCGTTCCCACCACTTCATGCCCTTCTCGACGCGGTTGTCGGTCGGATCATCCTTGACAAAGGGATTGGGGTTCACGTAGTTCATCGCTCCCCCTGCGCCGTAATGGTACAGAGGCTTGCTGATGTTGATACGTGCGTTGGAACCACCTGGCAGGTAGACCGTTCCCTCCAAACGTTCCGGCACACCGGCCCGGTTGTTCTCCTCGTCAATCGCCTTGCTGGTTTCGTAGAAGAAGTTGACCAGGCTCGGTTTCTGCATAATTGCCATGACAATGCGCGAGGGCATCCGTGTGGCAAAGTAGTGATAGGGAAAGAGGATGGACATAATCACGTCAAAGTCGCGCCGGTTCTCGGCGTTGAGCATGATGTGACTTGCCATGTCATCACCGACACGTATTGCTTTGGCCTGAATTGCGTCCATCTCATTCACCCATTTGGACACGGCATCCAGCACGAGAGTCTTTTGGGTATTGGAGAGCGTGTTGGGCTTGCCCTCTAAAATTTCGGGAAGGCGTGAGCGCAACACTCGTTCAAAGTCGTTGAGATTTTCAATCGACACTCTTGCCACGTCTGCCACTGTGGGGGGACGGTTGTTGTTACGTCCCGTCGAGAAGATTTTGCTCCACGCATTGTAGGCTTCATCTGCATTTTCCACACCCAACACATGCGAGATATGCGGTACGGCAAACTCATACGCCACCATCCCCGGCTCGTCAGGCGTCTTGCCTCGAATCTCGGCTAGCGTGTCCAGGATGGTACGGCGTGAGTTTGGGTCTGCCGCAAGCTCGGCCAGGTCTTTCTCGGTGAAGCCAGCCGCCAACAGTTCGTCGCGTGTCTCGGCAATGATTTCCGCGCTGCTCATCTTGGCGAACTGCTTGCTTTCCTTGACCGTCCTCTGTCCAGCGTCGATGGCACGCTTCATGTCCACGTACTGTTGCAGCAGTTGTTCCATGTCCGACAGGTTGTTGATGGGGAAGCCCGCCACCGACTTGCCGTAAATATCTTCAAAGAGGGTGATTTCCCCCTTGTCGAGATTCAGGTTCACCCGTCCATCACGCGCATAACGCATGACCAACGTATCCAGGGAGGGGATACCTTCGGAACCGGCAACTACGTTTCTGTCCCAGGCGTGCGCCAAGTCCTTGCGCGCTTGCTTAAGCTCCTGCACTTCCATCGTCGCCAGGTCAGCGGGCGTCATTACCTTTTCTTTGGGGATGCGTGGCTTGTAGGACGGTTGCCCTGTTCCCATCTGCGGGCGCATGTCGAACATGCTCTCGCTGCGTGCCACCGTTTCAGGACGGAATGTGCCTGTCCCCTGCGGGTTGACGGTTGCGCCAGACACAAGCGGTAAGTCCTCGCCTGTCTCGGTGAACATGCCTTCTTGTCGTGCGCCGCGTGACGGTTGCCCAAACGTTGCTGCGCTTGCGCTGGTCGCTGCGCTTGTTGTCGGTGCGCTGGTTGGCGTTCGTCTGGTTGGCAACGTGTCTGCATACTTCTCGTGCAGATATTGAGTCGCTATCTTTTTGGCATCATCCAGCTTTACATCTTCGGCCAGTGTGAATAGCCCTGTGCGCCCATCCTGCCAGGTGGTTGTTACCTTGTAGAGTCTCGCCTTACTGTCAGTCAGTTCGACTTCCACGCTGAACATGAATCCGTTTTCGCCCTGCACATTGGCATCGTAAACACCTCCATTGCCCCGCTTCACAAAATCCACTTTCGGCATTTTGGCTGGCGTGACAGGTGCAGATGCGCCTACGCTAGTCGGTGCAGGTGGTGTCGGTGCAGGTGCTTTGGGCTTGTTGTATTGCGCCCAGGCCAGTTGCTTGTACTCGTTGGGAGACAACTTGCCGCTAACAGGAATGTCGGTTGTCCACTCGCTTCCGTCCGGCTGTGTGACCGTGACGCGCTTGTTCTTGTTCTGCCCCTTGCCCCAACTCGTCACCTTCGCTTGCTTGATGAACTGTTGCTCGGTCAGGTTTGTGGAAAATTCGGGATAAAGATTGCGAACGTTGTCAGGAACAGGTTTGCCCGCGCTAATCGCGTTTCGGATTTCACCCTTATGCTGCGCTTCTAGTTGTGCTCGCGTAAGTCTGCCCGCTGTACCGCGCTCTACTTTCCCTACTGCATCTACATAGGAATCACGCTTGTCATACAATACTTTCAAATCATAGTCGGCATACGCGCCTGTCGGTCGTGGACGACCTGCAATTTGCTGGTCAATCTTTTCAATTTCTGATTTTAATTTGGGCAGACCAGTTTCAGGAGCGTGATACCACGCATCAAATTCCTCGACTGTCATCTCCCAGGGTTGCTTAGTCGCGACAGGTGCGGGAGTCACTTGGGATACTGTTTCGCCTAGTTTCTCTCGGACAAACGCATCATAGACTTCGCGTTGGCTTCGGCCATAACCAAAGTAGATAGGCGTAGCATTACCCTCGGCATCGTACAAAATGTACCCGATTGGTATTGGTTGCCCTGAATCGCCTATGTCCGTAATGACTTGGGCCTTCTTGTAACCACGCGCAAAGATTTCGCGCTTCACGAACTTAGCAACTTCTCTGTTTCCACCAATATTCATTGAGTCCTGCCCATATATCGCCGCTAGTTGGTCGATAGGCACATGCTCCAATGAACCTTTGCCTTTAGCTATTTCCCGAATCTCGTCAAAAGGAACGGGGGCTGTTGGCTCTACCCATCCTGCTCTTACGCGTGGGTCAACAGGTGCGGGTGTACTCGCTACTGCCTTCTGCGCCTCTGCCGCACTCATCTTGGCAACTTGTTCTTCTTTGCGGGCAGCCAACACGTCAATCGCTTGCGCTCGATGGCCTTCGCTCAAGTCGTCTAGCTTGCTGTACTTCGCGCCAAGACGCTTGTTCAGGCTGTTGATGAGATGCTTGTCTGTCGGTCGCCCCTTGTCCGTTGCGGTGGCAATGCCCGCATCGTTGGCCGCGGCGCGTATCTCGTCGTTCGTGGGGATGCTGTAACGGCTCGGTGTTTCGACAGGCGGCTCGACACTGTACCCTTCGCCGCGTGGCATGACCGGCTCATCCGTGTAGCCTGTCTTGGGCGATAGGTCGGGTGCTTCGGTGTATGCGCTGCCAGGAGTAGGCACGTCTGCAATGTCATCCACCACAGGGGCAGGGGTAGAAGCAGGGACAATGTTGCCCCCCAACCCACCACGCACACGCGGGCGTGCGGGCAATACCACTTCCTCTGTCCAGGGGTCAAGTCCGCCCGCAGAAGGAGCAGGACGCGGCTGGTCTGCCAACGGCGCAGGGTCAATGCGTTCGGATGTACGCCATAGATCATCTTCACGCAAACCGGCATTTGCATAAGCAGGACGCGGGAACGTAGCTTCCGGCCCAAGTTCATCACCAGTAAGCGGCGCACGCTCTACCACTGTGCCACCTACCACACGTCCCGACTCGCCAGGAGTGGCACGCGTGAAGCGGCTGCGCGTCGGCACATCCGGCGCGGGCGCATTGTCGGCTATGGTCTGCATCACTTGGTCGGCGGCTTTGTCCAGTTCCCCGTTCTTGCCCGCCACACGATAGAAGTCGTCTACCACGTTCTTCGGCACTACCCAGGGATTCGCCTGGTCTGCTACGCCACCAACGGTGAATTCGCCTATCTCGCCCGTCGCTGTGTTGCGCGCTTTCCACTTGCCCTGAATTTCGCTCGGCCCTATCAAGTGCCAGGTAATGTCACCCTCTGTCCATTTCAGCCCACTGACAACTTCCTTTTCCAGCCCGTGACGCACGATGAGCTTGCCCAACGTCTGATTCAAAGCGGCGGCATCATCAAAGTATTTGTTCCACAAGGCCATGTTCTGCCGGTCGTATTCTGCTGCCGACAGTTCGCCCGCCGCCCGCCGCTGTAACAACTGGCGCGAACGAAAAGCCGCTTCCTCGCCCATCGCTTCGGTACGGCGCAAGCCTTCTTTTACAATGTCAAACGATTCCAACGAGGGATACACCTGGAACGCGCCCAACATCTCGTACTGTGCGTTGTCTACCAACGTGCGATTCGCATCGAGATACGCTTGAAACGCGGCTTCGACTTCGGGTGTTCGGCCCAAAGGGGGATTGGCGCGCATGACACGGAACGCTTGCTCATCCCAATCCAGATACTTGCTGATGGTTTCCCACCAGTCATACTTCGGCGTGTACTCCTGCCCGTTGAAGATACCCTGTAAAGTGGTGCGTGTCTGTTCGGTCAGTTCGCCAAGCTGTCCACGCAGGGTATTGTAGATGCTGTTCGTTCCAGTCCACTTCTTCTGCCATGCGGCGGGCGTATCCACTGTGCGCGCTTCGTTGCTCAACGCATCAACTGCTTGTCGTGCGCTGTTCTTGCCGCGCATGAACTCAATGTAGTAGTCCATGACCACGCCCAACGCTTGCTTGTTGGTCGCCACCGGCTCGAAGTCTTGCAAGACGCTTTCCAGCGATTCGTTCTGCGCCTTTAGAATGGCGGTTGCGGTATCCACCGCTTGCACGCGTGCGGTTTCTGGATCCATGCCTGCCCGCACCGCATCTCTGACCATGTTCTCGGCCAGCCAACTCGCTTCCGTTGCCAGGTCTGCATCTGTCCAGTACACGCCAGGTTGCCCGCTGTCGATATGCAGCATGGCCCCGTTGCGTTGACGTGCGTTCTTGATAATGTCGGCAATGCCATCAAAATCTTCGGCCTCCGAAACACCATGCACGCCGTACCAGACCTGCTGTGCGTCCGAGGGGTCAGCTTCGGCCAACAACTGTTCGATGGCGCGCGCTTCTTCGGGCAGCAACAGTTCAGCAGGAACACCCAAGTCGGCCAGCGTGCCACGAATCGCCTGCGCGCCCACCCACTTTCGCATTTCGGGCAACACTTCGGCTTTGCCGTTTTGCTCTGCGACTTCTTTGAGTTTGGCAATTGCCGCTTTCATCATCTCTGGCGGCATATCAGGATTCGCAATCAGCGGCGCAAACTTGGCGTCTACACTCTCGCCAATCGCGCCCTTGCGCGCACGACTATACGGCACAAAGAAGGCGCGCAAGCTAAACGCTTCCTCGCCCACCGGGATCGCTAGACCATTGCCCAACGGGATTTCAGTTGTGCCGTAAGGAATGTCCTGCAAGACTTTCATGCCGCTGGTGATGGGATTTTGCGGCTTGCCGGTCACAACCTTAGAGATAGCGGCGGCAACTGCGCCCGCTGCGCTGCCCCCAATCTCATTGCGAATGGTGCGTGTCTGTTTACTCACACCCGGCAACGTTTGGAGCGTGCGTGAGGTGGGCATAAAACCGCCATTCTGACGAATCAATGCCTCTTGGATACTCTTGTTCGGTGTAAGGGTAAAGGTATCGTTGGCGTGAGACATAGCCGCTGCGCCTAACGCGTTGCCTGCCCAGTTTGCAGGACGGTCAAACAACCACACATCGTTCATGATGTACTTCTGAATATCAGAGAACGTCTTGGCGATGTGGTAGGGCAGCTTCAGTGGATTGGGAGGGGGATTCTGCCCGCGCTGCACCTGCGCCAACTGTTGTCTTGCGCCCGCAATGGTGGTTTCGCCACCGGCTTGAATAATCTTGCCCTTGCCATCCACATAGACAACGCGTGCCGTATCCTGCCCCACGATGTCTACCTTGACTTCTTTTGCGCCAAAGGGAAGGGGCGGTTGCTTGCCGCCATACACGCGCGTTACCCCGCCGACAAGAATCTCATGCAGTTCAGATTGCAATTCGATTGGATCGAGTTTGCCTTCTCCATTTAAGGAGCGCATGTTGAGAATGTTTTCGCGCTCGGTCAGCAGGATAGGCAAACGACGTGACACATCGTTGGGCGCAATGATGGCAGGATTCCAACGCAAGCCCATATCCGGCGACGGATTCTCGACAAACTGGCTCATCGTCTGCGGCGACAGGCCGGTAATGCCCTTCTGCACCATGTCTACAGGACGAGTGATAAACGCATCCAGTATCTTTTTCGCATCGTCCTTGTCCAGCACACCCGTCAAAATCTGGGCAATGGCGCGGCTCAAGATATTGGCATCCTGGGCAATCGCCGATTCTCTGGTCAGCTTGCCGGTCAAGGCCCACCCTAGATACTTGCTGGTGATGAGCTTCTCGCCAGGATTCTGATAGGGCGCAATGATTTCTCGATAGATGTTCTTGGCAGTTTGCGGCCCTTCGGCAACGGCATAGCGCAACTTCTGCGCGCTTTGCTGCGCGATACCTAACCGCGAGACAGCATCCAAATCCGAGATAGCAATGGCTCTGCCCGCTCGGAACAACGCTCTGGCTTCGGGCAACAAGGCAAAGGCGGCAAAGATAGGAGGAATGATATAGTCACTCGCATCGAGCAAGCCATAGGCCAGTTCTGCGCCGATGTCCATCTGCGAGTTAATGATGTCAGACACGGACATGGCGCGTAACTCCTGCGCTTGCAAGAACAACTCTCCTGCTTGTACCGGGTCAATCGTCTGCATGATGACCGCTTCCCGGTCTAACGCCTGGGCGTATTCCTCCTGATAACGAATCAGGTTCATGGCGTTATTCACACGGTCGGCGGGATTGCGCCCATGTATGTTACGCAGAGCAAGTTCTAATGTCTTGTCGCCTGTTTCCTCAACGGCTTGAGCAACCGCCGCGCGTGCTTCCTGCCCCTTTTCCACATTAGCAGCAATGTCTTTGCCAGTTGAACGTCCTCTGGTCAGAAACATCGTTGCCAGATTGAGTGCAACCTGTTCCATGCCCTGATTGTTGCGATAGGGATTCAACTGGTCGAAGAACGCTTGGAACCCACCCGTCACTACTTGGCTCACGGAAGGCCCGCCCGCAATCGGCGCGTTCAATGCCGCATAGTATGGCACTTCGGTGGTGTGCTGAATGGCATCCTGGGCGCGAATCACGCCTTCACGCGTTGGCCCAAACTGGTTGGCTAATCCGATTATGCCACCCGCCACCGCACCTACCGCGCCACCTAGCGGGCCAGCCTCATTTGCTAGATCAAAGCCCTCCATCGTACCTTGAACAACCCCCTGGAAGAAGGGGGGAACTTCGTAGGCACGTCGTTTTGCTGCGCTCTCTTGGGCATAGCGATACTCCGGCGTATTCTGATACTCGCTCCAGGTATGCAAGAATTCCTGCATGGGATTCCCCCACACGCTTTCTTCCGGCGCACCAAATGGGCGAGGCGGCACAGGAATCATAGGGCGGTTAGGGTCATTGTAGACGCCACTCAAAATGTCAGGCGCAGAGAAACTAGAAGGCGACGATTGCCCGGATTGCGGCGGTTGCTCTGCAATCAGGGGATTACCCGCCGGTCGCCGGAACTGGTCTACAAATCGCTGGAATCCATCTTGAACGGCACGCGGCCATGCACCTTGCGAACTTAGAATCTCGTCCTGCGTGCGCCCGCCCGTGCCGGTCTGGGGATACATAGACTCCTGATACGGATAACTCTCGTCAGGCTGTAACTTGTAGTCGTATTCTTTGCCCCACGCGCTCAACGGTTTCCAGCGGCTATAGGCTTCTCGTTCTTCTCGCCGCGCTTGCATCCTATCGCGGATGCTGTCCGTTTGAATTAGTTCATCCGACAGAGGACGCGGGCGAACAGTATGTTCAAGGCCAACAACCTGCGGCGCACGTATGCCTACCGTGTCACTGTTTCGCCCACCCCCAATGTTCGGTGCGCCGGTGTCCAGCCAGGGGCTTTCATACGGCCCAGGAATCTCCGGGTACGTCGGGTCAGGCAAGTTGATGACCGGCTTCTCCGGCCCAAAGACAGGACGCTTCCAGGGGTCAGGCAGCGGTTCAGGACGAGGACGCGGCCCTTCTACCGGCAGCGGTTCAGGCTTCGGCTTAGACTTCTCGGCTAAGTCTGCCGCCCCACGTTTCTTTTTCTTTTCTTCTTCTTCCCTGCGCTTGCGTTCTTCTTCTTCCGCTTCTTCGCGTTCCCGCTTGATTCTTCCTAAACCCATGCCCCTACTTCACTTTCGGATTGTCTCGCAAGAAACGAGGGATTGCATAGGATAATGCCCCCACAATGCGCTCGTTCGATTTAAATTCGCCCGCCTGACACAACATCTCGTGGATGCACTCATGCCAGAACGTTACCTCTTTCATCTCGTCGGGCATGTCCGGCAAGATTTCGATGACACCTTTTGTCCGCACCAATTGTCCGTACATCTGCTCATCCACTAGACGCGGTTCTTCCACAATCTGATAGGTCAGTAGCCCAATGGTTGCTTCCTCCGGCAGTTTGTACATTACCCCTCGCTATCAAAGACTAATGCCCCGTTGCGATACAGCGTCCAGCGTTCTTTCTGTCCCGGCACACTCGGCCCAGGAGGAATCTCTACCTGTGGCTCTTTATCTTCGACCACCAGGAACGTACTCACATGCCAGCCATACGGTAAGCCCAACCCGTCTGCTACCTTCTCCCCGTCTATCCACACGCCCCATGCGCCTACTTCCCCCTTGTCAGGATTGTAGCCCTGCCAGATAGGAAAGTTGACCCACTTGCTTTCCCCCCACACAAAAATCTCATTGCGGTTCTTGCGGTCTGCTGTGTTGAACTCGACCACGCCCGCTCCCTGCGGCACATGCACAAAGATGTGGTGCGCTGCGCCACGCCCAGGAATGTTGGCGTACTTGGCAGCGGCAACCGGCGTGATGCTGAACGGCTTGTCACTCGGCTCCCATGAACCATCGCGTGTCGTGAAACGGTCTATAACCTTGAGCATGTTATGTCTAGTTCCAACTTCTTGCCCATTGCGTGTTGGGTGCTTGGCTGCGTCCGTATGCGCTGATGTTCGCCACCTGCAAGTTGTTCGCCATCATCGCCTGATTCATGCGCTGCTGCATGTCCCACTGATACTTGGCAGCGGCTAGGTCTTGATCTGCCTGATAACGCTGTGCGCCACTGTACATTCCTGCGCTGCCCAACTGCCCCTGCAAGCCCAACTCTGCTCCGTAGTTCTGTGCGCCCGCGTAGATGTTTGCACTCCCCAACGTACCCGCTAACTGTTGGTCTGCACCGTACTGTTGCGCCCCTGCGTAGGTGTTAGCAACGTCACGGGTTGCTTGGTTCTGATCCATGCCCATCGTGAACTCGTTGCCAATCTGCTCTTTGCTCAAGCCATAACCGAGCATGTCCATCTCTTTGGTGTGATCAAACTGATCATAGAATTGCTTGGTAGCAATGCGCGCTTGTTCTTCGGCGGCCAACTGTTGCCGTTCAGAAAGACCCATCTGCCAAGTATCGCGCCAAATATCCGTACCATAATCGCGTCTGTCTCGATACTGCGCTTCGGTAAAGTCTCTGCGATCCGTGTAGTTATTTTGTCCAAACTGCGCTACCGGCAACGTGGTCGCAACATACTTGGCCCACTCGCTGTCATTCGCCGTGTAGCTATTCGGGTCAAACAACTTCTTCATCATGTCCGAACTACCGTCTTGCGTGCCGAAGAAGTTCTTCTCCACCCCTCCCGGTGTCGCTGGTGTAATGGGGGCATTAGGCGGTGGGGCAATTGTCGGATTCCATTGCGGCAAGCTCCAGGACGAACCACCTGGCGCAGGCCCAACATAATCGCCTGGCCGCACATCATCACGCGGGCGATCTGAGCCGCCCTGTGTATTCATCGCAGACGAAGCATAGCCACTATAGGGATTCTGCTGTTGCGTCTGCATCTGCGGCGTAATGCCCATTGATTGCAGTAGATTGCTGCCGCCACCCTGCGTTCGCATCTGCGGTTGATTCTGTTTCGCCCAACTGCTCTGCTGCTGCCCACCCATACCACTATAGGGGTTACTCTGTTGCGTCTGCATCATGCCCCCGCCACCACCACCATAGGCTGTATTGCCGCCCGATTGCCCAAAGTTTGCTTGGAATCGATTGCCACCCATAGGGGAGCGATTCAACGAAACGTTCTGTGTCCCCTGTCCCTGTGCAGAGAATTGGTTCTGCTTCTGTTGCGTCTGCATCTGCTGTTGGTCCTGCTGCATCTGCTGGTTAAATTGAGAATCCCATTGTTTCTGATTCTGCTGTTGCGTCTTGACCTGCGGTGTGGTCATGTAATTCGCTGTCGCCATCTGTACTACTCCTTACGGCATCGGCGGCATCCCACCGCCCATCAAGCCTGCTAACAAATCCTCGTCACTCGGTGGAGGCCCACCCATTAACTGATCAAACTGCCCAGGTATCGCACCTGGCCCACCCATGCCCAACATGTCAGGCGACATCTGCCCTGCCATCCCTGGAGGCATCCCCGGCAATCCTGGCGGCTGTAGGTCAGGACTCATCCCTGGTGGCATAGACGGGTCTGGCGGCAAGGGCGGCATCCCACCAGGCATCATTGGCCCACCAGGAGGCAAGGGCGGCATAGAGCCATCCATCGGTGGCGGCCCCATCGGTGGCATCCCTGGCGGCATACTCGCCATCATTTCCTGCATCTCGCGCTGCATCCGCTCTTGGCGACGTGCTTCTTTCGCCGCTTCTGCCTCGGCTTTTTTCTGTTCGAGCCATTGCTTCTCTGTCTCCCAAACCTGCTGCAAAGGCGTCCCCTGAATCAACAGTTCCCAATCGTCCTGCTTGTACGTTTTCTGCAAGGCACGCAACGCACGCTTCTGCTGAATCTCCGGCATCTGAATGGTCTGCTCTGCGGCAATGCGTAATTCCTCGTCACGCGGCACAGGAATGTTCATTACCCGATTCTGGAAGAAGCTACGGCTGATAATGCCCTTCTCTATCAAACCCGAATAGGCTAACAATCGCTGTACATCGTCCATCGGCTGTTCAGGAATGAGCATCACATGGTTGGCATAGTTGCCCTTGATATCCTTCTTGGTCAGACGTAACGGCCCACCTCTGTCTCGCCGCTGGCTGCGCCCGTAAATCTCTACCCCTTCGTCCGGCGCAAAGGCTTCAATCAAGCCCAACACTAACTGATTCTCGGCTTCCATCGCCGCTTCAATGTTGTTGCGTATGGTGTTCGCTCGGCTTCTCGCTTGCTGTGACAAGTTGTTAATCGCAAAGCCCGCCTGTACCCCGCCCGGTGCTTCACCATACGTCACAGCCGGAAACGTAGCCTGGTCAATGCCGGTCTGAATCATCGCCAATAAGTTCTGCGCCATCGGCACGTTCGGTTCAGGACGGAACATATCTAGCGACTGTTCACCCTGTAAATAGATAATCTCTCCCGGCCCTGCGGTAATCTTGTCGTTCGGCCCAAAGTTGCGGGCAATCATCAGCGGGTCATAGTGATACATCAACCCCGTTGCGACCTTGCTCAACACGTCACACTTCATCTGCCACAAGTCATGGATCGGATGAAGAATACTCAAGCTGCGTGCCAACTCATCATCAATCGGCGCACCGTCCGCATAGTGTTCGATAATGGGAATGTCGGGATAGTCGGTCTTGACCGGCGACTTGGCCCACTCTCCATCAATCACTACGCTGTGCCAGATAGCTCCCTGATGCAGACACCAGAAGTCCACCACTTCGTACTTGTCGTTCCAGTAACCATGTACAACATGTCCATCTGGCACAATCGACAACTTAAACTTAGGGTATCGCTGCTCGATTTCGCTTCTCGTGGTCTTGTACTTGTGATAGGCGTAGTCCACCCAATACGGCCCACGTCCCACACCCACGTTGCGCGGGTCTAACTTGCGTCGCCAAATAGGAAGAATGTTGCGTGTCAGCACACCCTTCGGCAACACATCTCCAATCCAAATAACCTGGCTTGCGCCTCTACCTAATACACCGCTCTGCCACACCTTGTCATTGATATGATTGCAGCCCTGTTGATGGTTGCTCTCTCTATCAAAGGCGATTAGAAATTCTTCTATCTTCTCGCTGCGGTCGTCGTCATCTTCCTTCACCGACAGGCTAGGCACTTCGACACGCATTTCATCGGCCACAAAACGCTGGAGCAACTGCACGATATTGAACGGGTCAGGCGTTACCACCGTGTCTACCCCGTCCAACTCTCTGTGATCCAGGCGCGAATCTTCATAGCGAGACAAAGACCAGTCCTTCTCCCACAAGTCCGCTGCCCGCATCCAGTCTGCACGCTTGCGCTCTGTCTCTGATACGAGTTGTTTGATTTCCTGCGCGTCTAACTTCATATCTACTTCTGACCCCATCCAGGCCATTCGTCTGGGTTCTGTTGAAACTCATCTATCAACCGAACACGATGCCCCTTATGCTTGACCAAATACACGATTGCTTCTTTGGAGAGTCGCCACTTCGTAATGCCGAGGCTATCTTCCAGGCCATCTTCATGTATGGTGTTGCGCCCAATCACGTCGCTATCTTCTTGGCAATCCTCACAGCGGATATACAGATAGGTACTCATGGCTACCGTCTTTTCTCTACTCGAACCGGCGCACTCTGGCTTACTGCATCCCACGCCAACGCCAACGCCATCACACAATCATCGTGATACCCGCTCGGTGCAGCGTAACGCAAGCCCAATGCCGTTCTCGTCGCTTGTAAACTCTGCAATTCACCCACCAATACCGGCTCGTTACATATCCTGATGGTCTGCTTGTCAAACGCTAACTTCAACGCTTCTATCATCTTGGCCTTGTTCGGTTGCGTGAATTGCACACCCTCTACCAAACTGTCCATCTCTCGCTGCGCTTGCTCAACAATCGGGTCGCCTACCCCCGTTGCATCCATCCGAATACGTACAGGATTGAACAATCTCGCCACATCCTTAATGCGTGCTAACTGGTACTCCCAACTAATCTTGTTGAATCGCTCCAGGTAACATTGCTCTCTAGTCGTCGCATCTACTACCATAATCACGGTGTAGTCCTGCAATCTCGCCAAGTCCACACCCATCACATACTGATGCTTCGGATGAGAAGGATAATTGTGTTGTGCGTACTCCTGCCTAGTTGCCGTTGCTGCTTGCTTGACCTTGTTGAATACGGCCCCATCTTCCAATATCTCTGCCATGTACTCCTGGCGAAAGGTATCGTCCGGCGTATTCTGTTTGACTTCTTCCAACGCGTCATGGTCAATAAACGGATTGTCGTAACTCGTCGCATGTACTTGTAACCAGCCCGGAACAATCGCCGCATCGTGCCATAACATCGAGGCCCAGTTAATGCCCTTCGGCACACCACCAAATGCAGCCCATCCCCCATGATCCAGCAACGTACCCTGCAAATACTCCGTCCAGACAATCTCATCCATCAACGAGAACTCATCCACCACAGCCCCGTAAATGCCTTCACCCGCTAAACTTGCAGGATTCTCCGCTGTGCGAAACCAAATCTCCCCAAGCCCCGGTATGCGTATCTCATAGCTGCTACGATTAATGTAGTGCCTCTCCTGCAAACCCATCGCCCGTAACAGTTTCCTGGCTATCTCGGTTGTCTCTCGCCATGCCCTTTTCATCGAAGCACTACGCCAACTCAACCCAACCCACCAGTACAAGCCAGCCTGTCTCTGCATCCAGTAAAACAAACGCTGTACGTAAGCATCTGTCTTGCCAAACCGCCTACCACAAAATGCAACCACACTGCCAGGATGCTCGACCATTAACCGCTGCTTCTCACAATGCGGCTTCTTTAAGGCGATACTAATCGTCTTGGTCATCCACCCGTTTCCAGCAAAGGCAACTTCGCATCGGCTATGCGTTTCTGTGCGAGCTCGATATAGTCAGGGTTCAACTCAATGCCAACATATTGCCGCCCATGCTTCACAGCAACCGCGCCGGTTGTTCCGCTGCCATTGAACGGGTCAAGCACGATGTCCCCCGGCTTGCTGCCTGCCAAGATGCACGGCTCGATTAGGTCAGGCGGATAAGTGGCAAAATGCGCCTCGGCGTATGGCTTGGTTGTCACTGTCCAGACAGATCTCTTGTTTCGCCCATTGCTATGACAGAATTGCTCTGGTAAAAAACGTTGCTTATGTCCATCGGCATACTTGCCCACTTGGTTCGGCTCAAACTTGTATTTCATGCGGTTAATGCTCTGCTTTGCATGTGGTTCCCTCACCGCATCCGCATCATAAAAATATCTATCCGACTTGGAGAGCAGAAAAATATACTCATGCGCCTTCGTTGGCCTATCCTTCACGCTTTCGGGCATGGGGTTCGGCTTGTGCCAAATAATGTCGCTTCGCAGCCACCAGCCATCCGCACGCAAGGCAAACGCCACCATCCAGGGGATTCCCATTAAATCCTTTGGCTTAATCACATCATCGCTGTAGGACTTCTCTATGCGGCCTAGCATCGTTCCCTTGTTGCTCATTTGTTTTGCACTTGTCTCTGCGTGCGTACCGTCAAAGATGCGACCCTTGCCACTTCCCGCATAAGAGTCGCCAAGATTCAGCCACAATGTTCCGTCATCCCTTAGCACGCGCCGCACTTCGCAAAACACGTTCACCAACTTAGCAACGTAAGCATCGGGTGTTTCTTCAAGTCCGATTTGCCCATCATGCCCATAGTCACGTAAGCCATAGTAAGGAGGACTCGTCACACACGTCTGCACACTCCCTGCATCCAACGTCTTGAGAATGTCCAGACAATCACCGTGATAAAGCGTTACGTTATTCGTCGTCATTGTCCTCTAGGTAGAGCAGGTCATCATCGCCTAGCTCATAGTCCACATCATCGTCATCGTCCGGCTGTGCATCACCCCACACAAACTGAATCCGCATCTCACCATCTACCTGATTGACATTGTGCTGCACCCTCTTGTACTCACCAGCCAACTCCAACAACAATCGAATATGCGGAAAGCTCCCTGACTCTGCCTCTCGTATCAATGCCCCGTAGATTTCCGGCAGCTTCTTCCCTATGTTCTCCCGTACTCGCTCGTTTACCTTGTCCCAAAAGCCGGGTATCTGCTTCCACTTCCACAACGTAGCCTGATGATTCACCCCGATACTCTGACCAAACATTTCCTCGGTAGGTGGGATGCGGGAATAACGTGGCGTAGCGTGCCATTCAATCAAGGCCAACTGGTCTGCTGTCCATATATGTTTCTGCTTCTTAGGCCGCCCAACTGACCTTTTCACTACCTCTACATCTTCCATACATGTGTCCATTTATAGCTTGATTAAATGGTGATTCTATCCTGCTACCCTAACTATTTATTCATTAACCTATTCCGTCATGCCCCTGCTCAACACATACCACAACCCTAATGCTACGATTGCCCCATAGATTGCCCAGGGGATTGATTGCACGTCTATCACATGTCACTCCACTCGATGTTAGGATTGCATCGCCAACTATTCGCCGGGTAACACCAGTATGATGGCCCCAACGGTGTACTAAACGAGCAGGAAGCCAGCACAAAGACCAGCAGCAGCACTACCTTACGCATTAACTCGCTCGCTCAAAGCACAAGCCCACACTACCCACCTGTGAACCGTCATGCCTTAGATGCAGCCACCAGCCACCTAATGGTTTCGCCGGTCGTTCCTTCTCGATGTGATAGCCCGATGATCCATGTTCTTGCTTATACGTTGGAAGTTGCACATGGTATTGTGTCGTGTGTGTGACTCGTCCGTTGTCGTTGAGCTTGACCATCATATTTTCCAGATACCAAGATTCGTGGATATGGCCGGACAGGTAAATGTCTGCATCGATACTGGCTGCTCTCCTGTGACTGTTGATTGTCCCCTTTGTTACCGGGCCTCCCCCACCTGCTCCGTGATGATAGTAGATGCGCTTGGTATGCCTGTTGCCTGTTGCCCCGAACATCATACGGATCCATCCACTGTAGCCGCCATGCGCCACCCCTAAGACCTTGCACAATCGCTCTAATAGGTTTGTCTCGTGATGCCGGGTGATTGCTGTCTCGTGGTTGCCATCGCTCATTAGGACGAGGTTGTCCCGGTAAGGTGTCAGGTAATCGGCAGCGTCATCGACCAGTACATCAAAGTAGTTGTCCCGCTGGTGTTCCTGCCGTGTCCCTTCCTTATGCGCCCTCTTGTCTACCTTGCTACCCATCGCATCAAACCAATCCCCTACTACGATAATGCCTGCACCGACGCTCTTTGCCTGGTCTAGATGCTTGGTGAGTAGTCGCCTGTCGCAATGTGGGCTGTCAAAATGCACATCACTAATGAGCAAATAAGACTGGCTCCACCCTGCCGACACGTCCCCATGCCGTACAGTTAAGACGCCCTCGCCGGCACGCTCGACCGAGTAGGACATTAGCTACCCAACAACGCCAACACACTGTCACCAAACAGCCACAGCAGCACAGCAAGGCACGCCAAGACCACGACGATACCCACTAGCCCATCCCCTTTATACACCGCTGCTAACGCCTGTTTTAACCACTCCATTTAGTTCTATCCCCTATCTTTGCCAGAGCCACCACAACGCCAACCACTCTGGAACGTGTAACGCCATCGAAACGTACAACAAACGGCGCAGCAAAACGATAGTTGCCGCGCTCGTCTGTGCTTCCTGTTCTACGCTTTTTGTTAGCAGATCTATCTTCATCAAGAGGTTTTCGAGGGTTTCTGACGATGTTCTAAGGGCGGGAAGGTACAAATATTCCCGATTGCGGCCCGGTTTACTGGCGAGGTACGCGCCGGCGATGGTGGGCGACTCTGCTAAAGCGTGCGCCAGTCTGCTGCCTGTTCTATACGCCAGCGTGTCAGGAATTTTAAGCAGGGTGCAGATCACTGAAGCGTTGGCTTCTTCCTGGAATAGCTGCGCTATGCCGAGGCTTTCGCAAGTGTTCAGGACGACCAAGCTAAAGCGGTCGCGCACGTGGGCGACAAGTTCAGTGGCCGGGAGAAACTCTGTCGGCGATAACTGGATCCCGTCGTTGTTGCCATGCGTCGCAAGCCAGAGCACATCATAATCAGCTGCGCGCATGTCGCGCAGTAGCTCGGTGGCCGTGACTCTGCCGACAAGCGGTGTCACGTCCAAGCCGGAGCGCAAGACATCTTGAATCTCCTCGTCAACTAAGAGGAGGTCAGAGCGTGGAGCGACAAAGAGGACTCTCATAATGGCTATAGGGTAGTGTAGTGGGGGTAAGAATATATAAATTTTATTTAAAAAAAAAAAAAAAAAAAAAAAACAAAATAAA